GCCGAATACCGTGTTGACGCTATGCAAGAACTCAATGAGTTTCTAACCGTAGGGAAAGTAGTTGATATGAACATCACAATGCCTGACAACAACTTTTCGTTTGATGAAACAGAGAGCACAATTACTGTCTCTGTAAGGTACTCCGTACCCCCATTTGGGTCATCCGTAGTAACATTTAATCTATCTAATTCTGAAACAACAACCCTTGGGGGAGCACGATAATGGCAAGTTTTGACTACACAAGCAGGGACTATCTTGGCATTCGCCAAGACTTATTTGACCGTGCTTCTTCTGTTATCCCAGAATGGACTACACGCAACCGTGCAGACTTTGGTGTGCTAATGGTAGACCTTTGGGCATATGTAGGTGACGTGCTTCACTACTACATTGACCGTGCTGCCGCAGAAGCCTATCTTGGAACAGCCACGCAAAAAGGAAGTGTTCTTGCAATTGCAAACTTGCTTGACTACAAACCCTTGTTTCAAACCTCAGCCACGGGTTCTGTAACCTTTTCTGCTTCCAATGAAACCCATGCTTTAGGATTATCCATACCTGCGGGTACGGGCTTAGTAGCCCCTGCTTCAGATAACAACAAGGTTGTGTACTACACAACAACTGAATCAGCGTCTATGGCCCCTTCAGTAGCGTCTGTTACTGTGTCAGTTGCTGAAGGACAACTTGTTAGTAATGAACTGCCTGTAAACGCTGTCACTCGTGTAGCAGGTGTTAGCAATGGTGCGTCATCTCAACGCTACAACCTTCGCTACACAGGGGCAATTGCTTCAAGCGTTGAAGTTTTTGTTTATGAAGGACCCGTAGTAGGCGGTGAAGCAACTGCTATTGAATACTCCTATTCATCTAACTTGTCTAATGTGCCTTCTAATAGCCGCAGTTTTTCACTTGAAGTGTCTGCCGACAATGTAATGCAAGTTATTTTTGGAAATGGTGTTAACGGAAAGATACCTGCTAATGGTGCTGACGTAAAAGTAAACTACCGTAAAGGTGTTGGAGCACTGGGTAATGTTGAAGCAAGCCGTATCTCTGCTTTTGATTCAGGTAGTTCCATTGACGGTGTGTATGTTTCATATTCCAGTGTCATGGCTGGTGGGGCAGACTCAGAATCAATTGAGTCTATGCGTGCAAACATTCCTCTTATGTTCCGTACACAAGACCGTGCTGTATCAGTACAGGACTTTAAAGATTTAGCACTGCGAGCACCTCAAGTGTCTAAAGCAACTTGCAACTTTGCAAGTGCCCCTAACATTATGTTGTATACAGCCCCTTACCAAGCAGACTATCTGAATAACACAGATTCAACAATTTCTGTATCTGAAGGTATTCAAGATGCTGTACTTGAATACTTTTCTACACGTACTTTAGTTGGTGCAAGCGTTGGAGTAAGCCCTACTGTACCTTTGTCTCCTATGAATATTACTGTTCAAGTAACAGTACAAGACCAGTATGTTGCTCAATGGGTTAAGTCCGCAGTTGAATCTGTAATTGACACTTTCTTTGAGTTTGATAATGTTTCATTTGAACAAGTGCTTTCCCTTGGTTCTTTTTACAGAGCCATACAAAATGTAGATGGAGTTGATTTTTCAACCATTACTCGTTTCCGATTAAGTACAGATTCAGCACAAGAAGTCTATACAACTAGAACTCCTGTCAACTATGGCTTATTCAGAAAAGGAACTATTAGCGTTACAACATCTGGTGGTATCACGGGAATCTTGGTTTAGTAATGGCTTTAACTTCTTTTACTTTAAGAAAGACAACATCTGGGTATGGTTCAACACTAAGGAACGCATCAACAACTGATACGTCATTACGTGCTGACGGAGTTATTGGTGCAGGCACTCTTGCAATTTCTACAGAGAATACGCTTAGTGCCAATGTTTTATACTCTGACACAATCAGATTGTTGTGGGCATTATCTGAACCACTAGAGTATGAAAGCAACGTAATCGGTGGTTCTGTGTCTGCCCCTGTTGCATTAGTCATTGTTTCATCTACAACAGGAGAACCTGTAACTATTGAAGATGGCTCAATAGTTACAACTATCAACGCAGATACTCCATCAAACACTTTTGATGACACACCAAGCACTCTCCCTGGTCGTTGGGTGTATTACGCTCTTTTTATTAAATACCAATTAGATACTGATTACTGGTATGAACGTGGCGCAACTTTGTACATTCAGTTGCCCACACAGTACAACTCAACTGATATGTTGTGGTCACACATCCCTTCCTACTATCAAGGATTAGATGAACAACAAGGAACTTTGTCGCAAGGCTACACCCCACTGTATTCATTTTTAGAGTTGTTTGGAAATGAAGTAGACCGTACACGCACACTCATTGATAGTGTTGCTATTGCAAATGACCCTAACATCTCAGTAACTCCTGCGTTAGAACAATTGGCTATTCAAACAGGTTTAGAAATTGGTGTTACAGAATTAGGAACAACAAAAGCACGAGCACTTCTTAATAACATTGGAACTTTGCGTCAACGTAAAGGAACTATGGGAAGTATTATTTCTTACATTTCAGGTATGTCTGGGTGTGGTGCATCCTATGAGTATGCAGGTGGCGAAGCACTGCCCCATATTTTTCATGTAACAGCACAACGAGTTAACTTTGTGTCCGACCCTACCTTTTATGAAGTAGCCACTACCACTACAACAAGTACAGTAGGTTCATATTCACGAACCGTAACGGTTACACCAACATGGGGTGTTGTTACACACTCATCTGCGGCTCTTCCTGGAAGTAATCCTAAAATAACAGTTACCAACTACCCTGAAGGAATTGTTATTACCATGGGCGCTGGTTGGGGAAGCAACGTAAACACCGTACAGGTTTACCCTCAAAACCCATTCCCATATGATGCTACCCAAACATACTATTGTTCTTATGACACAGCAGCATCAGCAGGTGCATCTTTTAATGGTATACACCTTATGACTAACACCAACGCAACGTTGTTAGACAGCAGCACACCTCCTAGTACCTTTTTTAATACTAGTAAGTACATTGACGATGGGTGGGATAACACATCTGTTATGCCTACTGACTCTCCTAGTCGTAGGGTATTTGAGTACGCTCCTAATTTAGGTGCAAGTTTTAGTGTAACTTCTTGCGTTCCAATGCTGGAATTTGACATGATTGGTGGAAGTTCAGTTTATATTGGTCGTTGGTTATGGGAACCAACCTTTGTAGGAAACTACTTTGATGGAGATACCCGTGATGGTGGTTATATCCCGTCTACGTCAGGCGTTGCTGGTGAAGGACTGTTTGACTACTTTTGGGGAGATGGTGGCGCTCACTCTGATTATTCATATTATCTTTTAGACCGTCAGCGCACTATTGAGACAACTGAACGTGTATTGTCTCAGTATGTAGTTCCAGTTACTATGGTCAATGAATACGAAGTAGACTGGCATTACTACACAGGGAAATAATGAATTACTTAATTGCAGCACTAGCCGTTTACAAATTGGTACAACTTGCAGATGCACTTACCCCTAAAGAGGCTATGCCTTGGGTCAAGATTGTCTTTTCAATTGTTGTTAGTTACCTTGCCAGCATTGTGTTAGGTACACCTAACATTTATATTGATGGATTAGCCATTGCCACTATTGCAGGTATGTGCCATGCGCTGGTACGATTACTGATGCTCTTAGGAGACAGTAACAAGCGTAAAATTATACGATAAGGAAAAACATGGCAACATACGGAATCGTTGGTGGGGGCACTTGCCCTCAAAACATCATTGAAGATGGTTTAAAAGAAATAAGCACTGAAGGTAATACCTTTGTCATTGTGGGAACTAAGCGCCCATCTACCAGTGAAGAGCGTGTATACGATTACCTGTTAGAGAACGAAGCGTCTTTTCAAGTTGTTTGTTTAGAAGAAAGCCACTGTCCTAAAGTTCTTAGAGACAGCGCCGAACTTGTTTCAGTCAAGTTGTTACCTTCGGAAG